TTGGGAGAAACTGTTGAGCCTCCACCAATTTTCTGAAGTGTTTGGGCTCTTGTGTTCTTCTGTTCTGCAATACGCTTTCTTTCTTCACCAAGTTTTGATGAATCAATTTTTGCCTTGACAATGTAGAATGCGTCTTCCAATTTTAGTTCAGGTCTTTCTTGAAGCATCTGAAGGATTGGTGCTCTGTATTCAGGTTGTGTCAATTCAGGATTTTCTACCTTAAATCTTTCTAATGCCATTTTTCTCTGTTCAGCTTGAACTTGTTCCTGTGCAGGTTTCAACATGCTTTGTAGCATTAATGCAGCCTGTCGCTTTATTTCAGATTTCATGCCTTCTGGGTCAAACAAGTCATGCTCAGTTTCCATATCGACTGAATTTACTATTCGTGTAAGCGGTCCGTCAAGGACACCACTTTTAGTATTTGTTAGTTCTTGACGAAGACGTTCAATTTCTTTTTTCTCATTAGATAAAGACTGTGTTTTGCGGCTGTAGTCAGCTCTGAGATTTGCAATATGTTTTCGGACATCAGGCGGAACGTGCTGAAGCCAATGCGCAAGTGGTTTCATGCCCTTATGTTGAGCATCTTCTGTAAACTCTTCATAGTCTTGGGCATTTAAACGGATAAGTTCATCTATTGTGAGGTCCAATTCATCTTGATTGGGTGTCTCGGTTGCTTGGGCTTCTGCAACCGAGGTATCCTCTAATGGGGTCTCGGTGTTGTCAAACATTTTAGCTTTCTCCTGTTATTTGTTACCTATTTGTATCGTAATAAATGTAATTATATCTGCTAAATCGCCGAGTAAATCTTCGGCTTCAGCTTTATCAATTCCGCCACGTGCTGAACGGACAAGTTTTCCAATTGTCAGTCCAATTTGTGCCCATGGTAATTTAATAGTATCTGGTCTCATCACTTTTTAGCCTTTTTCTTACGACCAAAATCGGTCTTCATAGCTTTGTATGATTTTGGGCTGATTTTTGACTTTTTCTTTGACCTTGAAGTCCCAAGTTTTTTTCTTTTGTTAATATTAGCGTAAAGTCCTGGTGCTTTCATTTTTTCTTCTCCTTTTTTCCTTTGATGATGTCACGGTCGACTTTTGCGGCAGGACCACCAGTAAAGGCACTTCTGACCCTTGCAGCTGCCCAAGCATGAGGATTTACGCCTGGACGACTTCCGCTTGACGCATAAGCCGCAAGTCCACGAGCATAAACTTTGCGAACTTTTGCTGGAGTCGTTCCATATTTTTTAGCCATTTTTGTGTAGCTAACTTTCTTTTTAGTAGGACTTTTTGCTTTTGGTTTTGTTTTTGCGGGCATAGTCTTTCTCCATTTTGTTTCTTAGTTTGAAAGCGGCAGACTTTTTTCCTGCCTTGTAAAGTGCTGAAGCTTTCTTTAGTTTTTTGTAACGTGTAGAGCCTTTTGGTGCTTTATACTGAGAAGGTAGTGATGACTTCTTTTTCATGTTATCTCCTGCTCTTTTTGCCGAGACATTTCCATTTCTTACGGCTAAGGTTGTTTGGACTGTTAGGGTCACGTGCCTTTTTGGCAGATTCTCCGCCTTTCTTCAGCATCTTTTCCTTGATACCAGCTGACCTGGCACAATAACTGTCGCCTTTTGATGTGCCAGGACTAATTTTAAAGCCTGGAGCACCGTATCCGACTCGCTTTTTACGACCTGTCTTTTTATTGACGACAACTTTAACAAACTTTTTTCCTTTAGGAACTCGTGCCATCATCTCCTCCTTTTACATTCTATCCATAAAAGCTGCATCAATTTCATCATCGCCCATTTCAGGCATTGGAGAGCGCTCTTCATCAACGGTGGACATCTCTTCTTCTTTCATAGGCTCTTTAAGGAAGCGCTTAAATTCCATGGACTTCTGAAGAGAGTTTAGTTTTCCAGCAAGAAGCATTAGACCAGTGTCGTCTTTAATGACCGATAAATCAATTGCCATATCAGGTGATACGACATCAGCTTCAATTGCATCATCAACAGCAGCCTTAAACATAGAAAGAACTCTGACAAAGTCTATTGGAAGTTGTCCTAATTCTTCACGAATTGCTGGGTAGTCAGGTTCTTGTCCAAAAAGAGGAAGCATTTTGTTTGTTTCTTTAACAAGAGGCATCAAAGCTCTTGGAGTAAACTTCCCTTTAGGAGCCATGTCCATAAACTTCTGCTCATCCATATATTCAGCTTCCTCTGCCATGTCTGACACAGGTCCGCCGCTCATCTCGACTTCAATTTCTACTTTTTTAGGGCCTTTCATGCTTTTCATCATTTTTGAATTACTCCTTCTGTGTTATATGTATCGTCGACTTTGCCACTGAGACAATCCTCAGCAGACCAAGTTGCGGCAACGGCATCTTCAGGTGCCATAGTTTTTAAGTTCTCTTGATAAGTGTGTGCATAATCTGCTTGAGCTTGCCACTTTTCTGACAGTTTGGCTTGTGTTTTTTCAATCCAACCACTGCCTAAGTCAGATTCTGGAATAAAACCTCTCTTTTTCATCTCTTTTGCTTCTTCATGTGTGTTAGCAACTTTCTTGCCAAGAGAAGGTGACCATTGACCGCCATCTAGCCCGTTAGACCAGCCTCCGTGCCAAAGTCCAGGTGTCTTTGCTGTTAGCGAAGGAATCCTCAGAGCATAAGAGCCGTCTAAATTGATAAGTTTTTTTGGAATTGAGACACTACTTTTAAAGAATTTCTCAAAAACTTCATCTGTAGCGACACCATCTGCTGTATATATGCGAAAATCGTAAATTGGCAAAGTAATCTCCTAAAGTTTATTAACGATTTGTGCTGCTGAATTTATTTGTTCACGAGGACCCCCTTCTAATCTACTTGCAGCAGCTCCTGTTGGAGCTCTTACAGCACCTTGTGGCGCTGCTGCTGCAATTGCTTGGGCAGCTGCATCAGTAAATGTTTTTGGAAGCTCATAAGCTCTGACGATTTCATCTAGCAGCAAGTTACTTGGAACACCGAGAGACTGAAGAGTAGGAAGTAACGCAATGAGATTTTGCTTCTTCAGCGCATCAGCAAGTGGCTGTGAACCCTGGTCAAGTGCCACAATTTTAAACTGAGAGTCAATATCACTAGGCGTAACTACCACAGCTTTTCCATCTGCTTCAACAACAGCCTTATCGCCCTCTTCAGCAAGCAAATAGATGAAGCGTAGATAACATTCAGTGATTTTTTCAATCAAAGAGTCTCTCTCACGAGCCAGTTTGCCCATTTCAGAAGCAGCATATGAAGCAATGGCTGTGATTTCTGTAGCTGAAGCTTTAGTAGGCTCGCCAGCAAATGTCTGAATAACAGAACCGCGGTTAATATCAGCTTCAATGTAGTTGCTGTACCGGTCAAAGTTAGACGAAATAGGTGTGACACCAACTTCTCGAATAACACCATCAAGTGAGTCATGGTCAACGGCAATCATGGCACCATCAATACCTGCTGTAATTTTAGCAAGTGCCTCTTCGTCCATTGTGCCCTCTTTGTAGATGTATTGACGAGAGTCACGACGAACTGAGTTAGCCCAGTAAGTACGGAGAATATTCTTTTCGTAGAACTGGTCATAAACACGACCCATTGCAGAGATGCCTTCCATAGGAGAGTCAGGAATTCGGCTGTAGTAAAGTGTCTGAATAGGTGGCAGAGGACGATTGTCACTTGTTCTTAGTGGAATCTCAGCTCTCTGTAAAAGTTCCTCACCAAGTTTCCACTGTGGTGACCAGAAATAGACTTCATCAGCAAGTAAGTCATAAAGTTCTACAATCTGAATATAGAGGTAAGAGTCTGGAAGGTCATCGATGGACTGCCGCGCTTGACCGTCATATCTTGGCATCGCATTAGATGGTCCGTATTTATCGAAATAGTCAAGTTTTGGAATGGCTGTGAATTTTTTATCTCCAAATCGAGCTTTGGCATCATCTACTGTCAGGAAATATGTATGACCGATGAAACGTTGCTGAAGTGAAGAGCCAGCATCTCTGTCAACGATGACCTCCCAAGGTGGTATTGCAACTACTTCAGCTTTATCCAACATAGACATAGAAGTCTGAGGAATAAGCTTGAGTGCAGAATAGTCGTAAATTAAAGCAAGACGTGAAGCATTTTCAATTTGTTCACGCTTACGGAAAAGCCAGCGGTTAGCAATTGCTTGTGCAGCTTGTGGATTAGCAGGTTCACCTGTACTAGCGGCAATATCTTTACCGATGACAACAGCCGGAGCCCGAGTAAACAGAGAGGCAATGTAGCTTTCGATATAAGAATATGCATCAGGTGTTTCGACCCGAATCATAGAAGCATCGTAGTCTAGACTTCTCCAAAATTTAGTTTCATAGACATCGCGATATTTCTTCATCTCTGAAGACTTTTCTTGCCAATAGTCTTGATGCTCTGAATTGATGATTCTGATAAGTCTGATTATGTCGTTTTTGTTCATACATATCTCCTGGTCGGGCCACAACTAACGCCGTGGTTGAATATAATTCTGTCTACTCTACGTTGTTTTATCCAGTCTGGGAGGATATTTCTTTCAGGTAATTTAACTTTGTCTAAACACTGACAAGCTAATGCAAGGGCCATTGCAGAGTCTGAGTGTGCACCTTCGACCCGCTGTAGTTCAATTGTTCCTCGTTCAGAAACTGTAATAGCACGAAGTTCATCATAAGTAGACTTGTCAATATGACGTATTTCGCTACGCGTAAGTTTAGTACGCAGTCCTTCAAAGATTTGGGCCTTAGTTTTGGCAGAAGTCACCCAGTCTTTGCCGTCGCTTGCTTTCCAGAAGTGTCTCCAACCTTCATGACGCATCTGATTAAGAACAATGCCACCAAAGTTGTTTGATTCTACCAAAACATGGGCGTAGTTATACTCAGTTGCAATGTCAATTATTTGCTCAGCTAAAACAGTAGGCTCTGTTTTGTTACTCCGCCAAATTGCACAAGGTGAGCCAGTCATTTTGGACATGACAATGATGACTGAGTAGTCACGACCAATACCGGCAGCAACGTCGACTCCAATCGCGTAGCTGTCACTTACATCAGGTTCTTCAAAAACTGTCCAACCGTAGTCATCAGTAGAGATAATTTCGACATCAGTAAAGTCTTCCTCGTGGAAAAAGGTGTCACCAGCAACTGTGTAAGCTTCTTCAGGAGATGCTGGAAATTCACGACGAAACTTTTCTAAACCTAACTTACCGATGCGCTGACGACGCCAAAGTAGTTGTCCGTCAGACAGTTCATAACGAGTCTGAAGAGCTTCTTCGTCACCTCGCCATTCTAACTGAATAGGCTCACCATCGTCATCGAGAGGAATTGGCATGGTGTAAGCTTTATGTGCAAACCACGGGAAAAATAGACGTGTCCACTGGGCTTCACCTTTTTCTGCTCTCATCCACTCTTTTTGAACACCGTCACCCCAATGGTTTGCGGTAGATTCCATGACCATTTTTCCACCGTTTAGAGCAGCAATGGCTGTGGCTTTTAATTCTTCAGGGTTGTCAGCAAAAGCAAATTCTGAAATGTGAAGAGCGTTGCAAGAAAATGACCGAAGTCCGCCTTTACCTTCAGCACTTACAGCAATGACACCCGCACCGGTGTCTGCAAAGCGTAATTCTGTGCCGTTATCAACTGAGATACCACGCTGAAGACGAGCGGGTAGAGTGTCGTGCATATTCTTGATGATGCCTAGTAGATGTCGAGCAGAATTGGTCTTGTGAGACATGGTGGCTAGAGTAATAGGCTCTATAGAGACATACGCTTTCCAAAACATCCACGCACAAATAATCGTTGAGGAACCGATTTGTCGTCCTTTCAAGATAAGCAAGTCTTCGTCTTCTTCTTCTAACGCTTGAACAATTTCTATTTGCTCCTGATTAGGAATAAGATTGACACGGGCACCCTTCTTGTCAATGATGCGTAGACGAGAGATGAATTCTAACGGGTCTTGTAGAACTTTATTCCAAGGTCCTGACAACAGCTTGAGGATGGAAGCACCTGACGCTCTATTTTTAGCAGGAGGCACTTATTCATCCTCGTCTTCAGTATCTTCGTCTGCGACAACTGAAAGAGGAGGAGGTTTGCCCCAATCCCCGTAACCTTCGTCTTCTTCAGCGCTCTTATGTCCGCCTCGAACACGCTCAAGATTGACTAATGTGTTTACAAAGCCTACGATGTCACGTCCATTAAAAGTTCGACTCTTAGGTGACACTCCTTTTTTGATTTCTTCTTCAGTTAATTTAAGACATGACCAAATAAAGCTTTCAACATCTTTTTGGCGATATGACCTGCGCATGACTAAGTCGACACTTTCTCTACGTGGCATATGTTCCTCCTACAACTATAAATATACTCTTTGTTCCGACTATGTTTAGTCACAGGGTGTCGACTCGACACCCAAAAAGTCTGCCGCTGCCGGGAAAAATTTTGGGACTGTCAAGGGTACCGCTCCTTCGGCGGTGCCCTATATTATTTCTCATTCAGGGAACCTTAACGCATCATAACTTATCTTATCTATCTTATCTATCATCTT